GGCTTTCTATAGCAGACTGAATCCACTTATTGGCCTTGCCGCCAGATTTAAGCCCTTCCATTGACTGCTGACGGTCGTGCTTTTTGTCTAGGCTGGAATCTTCCCATTTATCCATGGACATACCATGCTTGCGGGCAAGCTTCTTGTCCTGAACTAGATCTTTACGGGAATGTTCCCATTCCATGTGAGACTTTTTCTTAACTTTCCCACCATCCTTTTGTCCGGGGACAACTGGATTGTTAGTGAACTGCATAGTTTTACGAGGAACCATATTGAGACGCGGGTCAGGCATCATTGGGCCACCGCCCTGTTTCTTGCTACGTCCACCTTCTTTAAAAGGTTTTGCAGCCGGTCCCATAGCACGCTTGCCTTTAGCAGCTTCCGCCTTGAGAGCCGCCAACATGCGAGGATCGATGCGACCACGGGGCCCCATGGCGCCCATTGGCCCACCCATCTGCTTTTTGGTGCGGCCGCCAGATTTACGATTTTCTTCAATCCGTTCCAGATCTCTACCTTCATAAAGATCTTTTGCGCGGGGGCTAATGTATTCAATAGTTTCTTCAACTTCCGGGGCTTCTTCGCTAAAATCTGGCAAATCTTTCGGCCGTTTTCTTAAAGCTTCTTCAATTTGCTCCGATTCAATTATGTCTCTAATTAAATCTCCGCCATTAGCCTTTTTGGCACGACCACCTTTTTTCATGCCGCCAATGTGCTTAATGCCGGGGCGCTCTTCGTTGGCCTCTTTGACATTGCGGTTAATCTTGTCATTTACCCATGACACGCCACCAGATTTACGGGGCTTGCGGCCCAGATTGGGCGCAACTGCCTCTCCCTTAACAACGCCGCCCTTTTTATATTGGCGGCGGCTAATAGGACGCATACCCGTTTTGATGTCTGCGTTCAGCGGTTCCGGTGGCGTCCAAGAGGAAGCGTCAACCTTTTGGCTGGGGTCCCTACCACCTGCGAGGTTCTTTGCCTTGGCTTTCATTGCAGCCCTGGCCTGTTTTGCCATGTCGTTCATCGATAAACTCCTACCTAGGTCTGCCGGGCGTCCCCGGTGGCACGTGCCTGAAATAAAGATATCACAACCATAAGAAATCAACAATGATGTCAATTTCTTATAAAACTCTTACGCAGACCCGCCTTTCTTTTTAAAAGGAGGAAGGTTGAATTGGTCTCGCAAGGGAGTATCCTGGGTAATCCAAGGCGGCAGCCCTGATAACTTTGAAGTATACCTTTTTTCAACATTTCTAGCCTCAACTTCTCCCGCCGCTTTCCAATATGCATCTAGAAGAGATTTTTTCATTAGAGGAAGAATATATTTTGTTTTGAAGTCTTTAAATTCATCATTGCTTTTTAGGCCATAGATTTTTTTTATTGCTTCCTACATTTAATGGAATATTATTTTCTCTAATAATTCGCGAAACAATTCTCCAACGTGTGGGTTCACTTCATATTGAAGTGGATTAGTATTTGTTCCAGGAGAAAATTTTTCAATTGCCTGTATTCCATGTTGCAGTTCATGCAACAGTATTGGTTCTGGATTTTTAATATATGGCCTTATCGTCAAGTCAGCGGGTTGCCGATCGAGGGATTTATGACGGTTAGGATCTCCAAACCATGAAGCAATATTTGGTTCTTCTTTTTTGCCTCCGCGTAATGTCCAATCCATCTTAAAATCAACATCTTTTAATTGAGGATACGCTTTGAATAATTCTGGATGGTCTATAGCTTGCCCAATCCTTTTAATTTCTGAATTTAAATAATCTTCTTTTAATTTTATTTTAGTGTCCGGTATTTCATATCTCCACTTTCCATCACGTCCTTGGAACCATCCAGTTTTGTCCCAAATATGATGCGGAATAGCACCTTCATCTGCCATGTTCTTAGCAGTGTACCAAGCGCCTTTGTCTGCTGTCTTTGAATTTAAACCGGCAAAGGTACGAAAAGAACCTTCTGGCGCTTTCATTGGGAACCCACCAGTCATTGCTAAACCAGCAAGTTCCATTGCACGATCAATTCCTTCTTTACTTTTTGGATCTATTAGACCGTACAAAACATCTCCCGGCAATCTTGCCGCACTATAAGCAGCTTTTGCAGCTTTTGCGGGCCAAGTTTCCGCCAAAGCATCGCCTAGTTCTGACATCTGCTGATATTTTATTTCTTTTTCTTCCGGCGTGTACCCTTCTCCAGTCATTTGGGACGCAGATCGGCGCATCCTCTGACGATCACTTGCTGGCTCATCGTAAACGGCGTCTGCTTCTAAAGGGTCAAATTCTATTTCACCCCCTTCTGCCTTTTCTGCTCTTCCGCCATGCTCATAGGCGCTTCCAAACGCGCCGTAATCGCCAAAACTATCCCATGAGTTTCCACCATAGCCAAGATTTGCAGCGGCCATAGAATAATCATTGGGGTTCAAGCTGAACGTATTAAGTCCACTGGCACCGCCAAGATTTCCGCTACCGGAGAAGCCGCCATAGTCAGACGGGTTAACCGACAGATTGGTGAATGTGGGCATAGACTGATAACTGGTATCCAAACCTACAGTGAAATTGTCATAGCTTGGCGTAGCAAAAGAAACTTCTCCCAGAGGATTGAACTCATAGCCCGGCGTAGCAAAAGAAACGTCTCCCAGAGGATTGAAATCATACGTGCCAAATGTTTCGTTAGACCCAACGGCAGGCATATTAAACGAAAGATCATCCGGCCTTGGAGGAGGATACGGGATTTCCTTTGCCTTGGAGAGCCGATCTGCCTCGTTGCCGTAGGTAAAGAAGCTATGGCCACCAAGCTGGTTAAAGTTAGACAAATTAGTTCCAGCCCGCTCTGCTACACGCTGGTTGTAATCTTCAGAAGCCTTGTTGAAGTTGGTGATGTTTTTATAGGGCTCCAAAGCATCCTGCATATTGCCTTGCAGATAATTGGTGGCACGGTTCCATGCTTCCGCAGCAGCATCATCATCCGTCTTAACACCAAACCCACTACGGGCTTCCCCATACATCATCGCAGCAAGATTGCGGGCATCATTGGCAGAGAACTCACCCATAGAGCCGGTAATTGTGCCGGGTGTTATCTCATTGTTTTTCAGATAGTTATTAATAGCGTTCTGGCTATTTTGGTTGTAGCCCAGATACTGGCCCTTCTGGGAAACTATGTCACCGATAGGCTGGCCCTGCATCAAAGACCTGTTGTAAGCAGTCTGGGCTTCCAGATAGCCTGCAAGTGGCTGATAGGCGTTATTGGCCGTAGACTGACCGCTACCCATTGAGGCATCATAGAAATGCGGCATCAGATCATTGTAGGATAGGTCAGTGGTGTCCCAGTAGTCCAAGCCACCGGTATCTGCTTCTCGTCCTAGCTGGGTCTGGTAGAGATCCTGTATCTGCTCTCTCGTAGCAGGGGCAGACGTTGTATCTGTATCCGCTACAACAGCTCCTTCATCTGCATAGCCGGTGCGGCCGCCAGTGTTATACTCTTCTGTTTCAACCGGTGCCTCAGTCTCCGTTGCCCCAAATGGGTAAAGCTGCTGCATAGCCTGATCAGCACGGAAGAAATCTGCCGGGTTATCTATATCACCCCAATTAATTACGCCGTTTTCAACGACCGGGTTACCATCAGACTGTACGTCTTCTCCAGAAAAGACAGCATCCGCAATCTTTTTGGCGGTCTGAACAGGGCTAGTAACGGCACGATAGAAAGATGATGGTGCCTGTTTGGTTGTTCTTATAGCTTGTTCAGCAGGAGAAGTAGACGGTTCAGGTGCGGGTTGTTCTGCATAGGGGTATTTATATTGTTTACGCGCCTCTTCCATGGCTGCCATTGTTGGATACGCGCCAGAAGGTGCTGTAGAAACCCTCATAGGAGCTTTAGCGATATCTTCTTTTCCAAAATACGGCATTGGGGGACGCGACACCGCAGTTGCATAGTTGCCTAAATCTGCCGGAGAAGCTCTATTGGGGAGTTTGCCGGGTGGCGTTGAGGTAGCCGGGGGAGCCGGTGGTATGAACTCACCTCTGGCATTTAAGCGATCGGGCGGTATTGTGGGCGATTGACTGTAGATTAACCTTCTAAATTCATCGCTAGGTGGGGGAGAAGCTTGCTGCCTTTCTCTCTTAATCATGTCTAGGGCAATTTGGGCTTCATTCATTCGCTTAAGACGCATACGGCCGGGGTCAAATGTTCCGGCAGACCCATATCCGTAGGGGCTTCCCTCCGGTTGCATAGCGCCACGGCTGAAAAGCGTATAGTCGTTAGGCTTTGTACGAGACGTAATGGGAGTATTCTGTAAGACAAAGTCGGCCAATTGCTCTTCTGCCGTAGACAATTGTGGCCTTTGAAGGGTGCCGGATAGGCTGCCAAGCGTATAGTCTCGGTATTGGGGTGGATACTTACGATCGGCCATTGCCTTACCCGCCTTTATTGTCCGTTAGGGCCACCTTGACCGGGTGGTTTTAGGCCAGCAATGCCGAGTGTACGCAAAGCTGGTTCTAGAATGGGCGCTATAACTGGGAGAGCTTCTGGATTCTTCACCAAATCCTGCGCAAAATCTAACAATTGGATTTTTTCGTTAGATTCCCGGTCTTTTTGACGATGATCTAGCTCAGATCTGCGGTGGAGAAGGTCGTTTTGTTTGCGAACTTCTTCCAACTGGGCTTTTTGCTGTTCCATCTGGGCTTTTTGCTGGTCAAGACCAATCTTTGCCATTGATTCTTGAGCCCGCGTCTGGGAATCCATGACCCTTGCGTCAGCTTCCTTGGCCCGATTCTGGGCTTCAGACTGCATATACTGGGCTTCTGGGGTTGGTTTGTTGCGCTGTTCAGGAGAAGCCAGGAACTGTTGCGGGTTATTCCAACCAAGGGCTTGAAGAGCGGCTATTTCGACTGCTACAGGGTCGTAAAGATTGGGATTTGCCTGTTGCAATTGCTTCAAAGCACTGATTTTCACGAGCCTTTGGGCCTGAGAAGCGGTATTTGGGTCTGCCTGTGGCACAAAATCGCAGTTCTTTAGGGCTTCTTCGAAGAGTTCTTCGTCCCATGGCAGAGATGGTTTCTTGCACCGCTGCCAGAAGCTTTCCGGGTTTTCCCGGAATGTGCGCACAATGAGTTCAAACTCTTGAGACTGAGCTGCGTGTAGGCGTTTATGGACTGCATTCATCACTTTGGCGGCTTGTTCTAGCATGGCCAGAGTGGTTCCGACAGGCATTTCTGTCTTACCTTCTCCGACTTGCTGTTCTGATGTGCCGCCAATACGCATACCGGTCTGGGCGATGTTATCGACCAGTGTCATCAGGGCCCCGGAGGGTTCCTTATAGGGCAGTGGCATGATTGCCTGGTTGAGGGGCATTCCGCCAGTTTTAACCAAGGCACCGCCGCCTGGGGGCACCCGGAAGATGTTAGTGTTTTGCCGGGCTCCGGTATCAGCGACGAGGAAGCCGGGGAAGTTGCTATACATACCGGCATCGAGCAGTTCGCGCCAAGCGGCTGTGATAGCGTTGGTTGTGTTGCCGAGAATGTGCAAGAGGCCAATATCATAGAAGCCGAGGCCGGGCACGAACGTATATTTTACAAAGTGCTGCTTGTTTGTTGGAAGCTGATCGTCGTCCTGATCATAGTTTCTAACAACGGACAGGACTTCTTTGGAAGAAACATCGATTGTGACCCGGTAGGGAATCTCAAGTCCGGTTTCTTTACCTTTCCACTTATGTTCAAACCCTGCGATGTTTAGTTCGCAGTAACATTCGTAGATTTCCCGATCGCGATCTTCTGGTTGGCCCAGTTCCGGGGTTATGCCTTGAACAGAATTTTTCTCCCGCTGAACGGCATTGAGTTCTGGGGCAGATGGTGTTGACAGGTCTATATTTTTATAAATGCCGAGGATTTGCAGCCGTTTAACGGTTGAGGGGCTCATATATGTACGGTGGGTAATCCGCCGTGCGTTGAGCATGTCTGTAGCTGCGTTATTAACGATCAGGTCGTTTGCATCGACGCTTTCGCTGATGGGTCTGTTACGCAACGGGCAGAAATAGACCTTTTTGAAAGCTGTGCCGCCAAAGCCGAGCATGAGGAGCATGCGATCGGTATCGGGGTAGTATTCTGTAGCGGTTGCGGTCAGATAGTGATTGAGGTCCCGTTCGAAAGCCATAGCAAGCTGATCTTTTTGCAGATCAACATTGTTTCCATCATTGCGGATTTTAACGGGTCCGTCTGTGGGGAGCATTTCAGAACGAGCATTTGCTTGGAAGCGCAGGACTGCTTCAAGCAATAGTGGGTGTCGTACTTTGGACATACCATCTACAGGGGCCCCGTCTGCGGCGCCTTGTATATTTGGTATTTCGATTTTCAGGCCGAGGAGTTTAATTCCAAGGGCTCGGTCTTCGATCCATTCTTTACGGCTTTCGATATCTTCTCCGATCGAGCGCATGAGTTCACTCGATATTCGGCTGACCTCCATAGAGTCGATATCGTTCACCAGATTGCGGAACCAGTCATCGTCCTTCCCGGTATCTTCGATGATATCCTGCAAGGGGCGACCATCGAGGGAAATAGTGACTGACCCGTCTGGATGGTTGATTTCGATTATATTCCCGTTTTCGTCGGTATTAACTTCGTCTTCCCGGTCATCGATGATTTCAATCATCATGTCTTCCGGGCTGATCGCCGGGTCCTCTTCGGGAGCCGGTTGCCGAATATTAGGGACCAGCCCTGGGGTCATAGGCATTGTCTAGTCCTTCTCGATATCTAATTTTTCCATTTCTTCGACAAATCTATTAATACCTTCTTGAGCCGCCAATGTATCAGATTTTGCGTTTATTTGATAGTGCCGGACGTAATCGTGGGGCTCTTTACCCCAGACCTCGACCTTGAAGTTCCCAAGGTGACCATTTTGGGCTTCCTTGACAACATCCACAATAGCACTGGCTAGAACGCGCTGCATATCTTTCTCCTAAACGGGGTAGAGGGGCAGAGCCTCTGACTTTCCCTTGAACCGCATTGAATCTTCGAAGTCGGCTGTCCATTCCGAATTTCTTAACAGGACCCCGATATCTCTCAAGTGTCGCAGGGCCATAGACGTTGTATCGACCAGGTCATCATGCTTTCCTTTTGGGAACTGACTGACCTGGCGGATAAGCATTTCTGCCCACTGCTTATTAGGAGCATATACCATACCTTCGGCAAAAAGATGCTCTACAGAATGTAATCGAGACAATTTGTCCTGACTTTTTGGATCATACATCTGGAGCGAGAATTTTTCTCCCCCGTAAAGTCGGCGCAGTTCTTGTGCGACAGAATGTCCTGCTGCTTTATTTTCAATAAGGACTTTATCGACCTTTAGCTTTTTACAGGTTTCGGAAACCTTTTTAACTAGTTCGTGGAGTTCATATCGTCCTTGCCAAGCGTACATGAGCATGACTTTAGGCGACGAATTTTCTGTAAAGCCGTATCCGGTTCTGATTTTAGTTGTCTCATCGAACATAATAGACTGATTATCCGACAAAACATTCTTATTATCCCGGCTGACGTATCTATTCGACAATTCTGTCTGGGCTCCGGTAAAGACGCCCCAGACGCTCATAGCAGAGGGATCATTTTCTGTCTTGGTGGTATAGGCTGTATCGAGCGTAGCGATAATCAAATCCATTAAGGGAAACTCAGTAGCTTCCCATGGCTGCCACCAGTCCGCTTTGATAATACCACCGCCTTTAGGTTCCGGCCGCTGCTGAAATTGCCCGGCGAAAATCCAGGGGCCCCGTTCCTTCTCAAAGTCACTAACTTCCTTTTCTCCAAACCGTTCCGGCCATAGCAAAGCCCCCTCCCTGCGGTTCAACTCCTCCTGAGCCGCCAAAGATACAGGGACCCTTTCTCCACTATTTCCAACCGTCACCAAAGGGGACCCATCAACATCAAGGCCCCTTGGGTCATTCCAGCCAATGCTGGTGACAGAATGTCGGTTCCATTCATACCGCATAGGCAAACACAAGTGCGTCCAGTCGCCATGATCGCGTGACAAAATGTGCCCAGTCAAATCTTCTTCACTAAGTCTTTGTTGAATAACAATAAACGCACCAGTCTTTGGATCATTCAAGCGTGTACTCAGCGCTGTATCCCACCACTCAATTGTAGAATGGATAGCTGCATCCGAGAAAGCTTCCTGGGCACTATTAGGATCATCAACGATAATAATATTGCCACCTTCACCCGTCAGAGCCGATCCTACCGAAGTCGCCAACCGGGCCCCAGACTTGTCATTATCAAACCTCGTTTTCGTATTCTGATCAGGACTTAACTTATACCGGGGGCCCCAAAGCTTCTGGTACCATGGACTTTCAATCAACCTCCTGCACTTAACCGAATCCCTCAAAGACAACTGTTGCGCATACGAAGCATGTAAAAACTGTACGCCGGGACCCGAAGTCGGAGAATTCCAAACATCCGGCTGCGCCCATACCCACGCAGGAAAAGCAACAGACACAAGTGACGATTTGGCACACCGGGGCGGAATGTTAACAATCAGCTTCCGTATGTCCCCATCAACAACACCCTGCAAATGCTCCGCAACAGCCTCAATAGGCCACCCCTCACTAAAGTCACTAGAATCTATCCAACGCCACGCATTCTTAAAAAACAAATACAAGTCATCCTCAAAGTCAGCCCGGTCCAGTTCTGCTAACTGCAAGTCACGGTCAATGAGGGTCCCGGAGAAGTTGACAAGGGTTGACATGTTTTTCCCGTTTTTGTGCGTGTTGCGTGGAGGGGCTTTAAAGGCCTTGATGTTAAGGCCAGGCGGGGGCCGGGGGGTCTCGATCGCGGTACCTTCGACCTGCCTGGACCTGCGACAATTTGTCGCGCGACATAATGTCGCATTGGGGACACTTATCCATCATCGTCATGCGTCACATTGTCATGCGACAATTTGTCCGATTCTATCTCGGTATCGTCAGGCCTGGCGGACAATATTGCGTTACGCAGAACGTCGCGATGTTCAGGGGATAGCGTCCTGGCATCGATTACCAGGCTTGCAGTCTGGATAGGTCCGCCGCCGGGACCTGACACTTCAACGCTAGCTTGCGTTTTATGGCCATAGCGGGCGGGATTAAGTTTTTCGGCATACCAACGCAGGGATTCGGCATAGAGACGCGCCGCCGATACCGTTGCATTATCAATTACTTCGCCGGATTGCGCGCGCTCATACAGGTCGCGGGGAACGTTTGCCGCCATGGCAAAAGCATGTTCGGCCATAAGTACCCGTGCGCGCGCGATCTTTAGGGCAAAAGGAGCACTCTTTTCCTGCCATCGTCCCAACGTCCGGAAATCGATCCCTACTGCCTGGCATGCATCCGTCATTGGATGCCCTTCGCTTATCAGGTCACACAATTGATCTGCTATTGTCTCGTTGAATTTTGTAGGGCGTCCGGTTTTTTTTAGAATCTCTTTAGCGGGTTTCCTACTAGCCCTTATGTTTGGCATGCTATCGGAAAGCTTGTCCCGTATTTCGCCATAACTGAACCGGGTCCTGATAGGCTTTTCCTTTTGCCGTTTAGGCTTGTCTTGCGCAATATCTGACATTTGTTTCCCCTGGCCGCCAAAATGAACGGGCAAGGGGAATATAATAGAAAAAGGCCGGGACTGCTATGAGTCCGGCCTGAATCTTGTACCACATTGAAACAAAAAAGAAAACCGATATTTTCCTGTTATGGTTTTATGGTGTTGCGGTTAGTAATAAGCTTCACCATGCAACAGCATCGCTATATTTGGCCGTGTTAGGCTTCATCTGCAGCGTTTCATCTGTGGCGCGTTTGCCGGTTTCTTCATCTAGCCAGAAATCATCTGGCGTGGCGTCAAAAGAGACGTGATTACCGCGCAAAACGCCTATGCGCTCGCCGTTTTCGGGACAATCAAACTGCGCGGCAGTTTCAGCGGCATCGCGTAGTGAGCCACTAAATCGCCAAACAGCCGTGTGACCGTCATACTCTACTGTCAGATGCGCTGGCGCGTTTGCCGCATTGTTCCTAGGCCACTTTCCGTTGCCGTAGCTATCAACTAGCTCAATGCGTCCGGTTTTTGTGTTATGCGTTGTCATGTTTGTGTGCCTTTCCGTTTTGATTTTATAGAGAATTGTATAGCCTACGCCGCGCCAGACTTGATTACATAACCAAGGAATTGACAATCGCGCTCGACACTTTCAATCATTTCAAGAGATTGACCATCCCAAACAACGCCAACTGCGTCACTACCGTTTACGTCTGCGCGATAGACTGCATACCCATGCTCGCCGCTGAGTGAATGTGACCAGACGTATTGCTGGCCGTTTTCAAGGGGATTTTTAAGGCTGGCATCAAGCGCAGCGGCGTATTCTTCTGGCGTGCCGTTGTATATCCCACCTTTGTGATCGGCGCTATCGCCCCAAATATAGCCAGTGTTAGTGTCGATTAAGATTATGCGCATTGTTTGTTCCTCATAGATTTCGGATGCATTTCACGTGTACATATTGCGGCCGTTTGGCTTGGCGCTCAATGTGACAAATTGACGCACCCAAAAAATGTTTTGCATGCGACAGAATGTCACATTTCCAGGAGATCAGCATTTGGCGCAGAGTGCATTTTCAAAAATAAACCAGGAAAATTAAAAAAACATTAACCCTAACCCCAATCTCAACCTCAACCTCAACCTCAACCATCAACCATATTACCAAACGCCAAGACGTTCCAAGGCATTCCGGTCCCGGTCCATCCCGCGAATATTCAGTGTTTCGAATATGTTCAAAACTTCTTCGAATATTGCGCGTTGTTCGTCATTCATCATGACTTGCCCAAACACTGATATTTTGTACGGATTGCAGACCATCTGCGCCGCTTGCCATGCGGCGTATCCGTTTGAGCGCGAATGTGGCGCTTTTGCCTTAAGCTTGCCTTTATGCGCGCCGCGTGTTGCTACAGCATCGCGCAAGGCAAGTGCCGCTTTATCAGATATGATCATTTTCTTTCCTTCCATTGTTAGCGTGCGACCCAAACGGAAAACGGGACAATTTCCGGACCGTTTTCTAGTCCCCATGCATTGTCGACAAAGCAAACGAAACGTTGCCACAATTGCGGCGGCACGTTGGGGTTTTTGCGTTTTTCGTTTGCCAAAAAGCGCCTACGTTGCGCGTTTGTAAATGCGTTGCCGTTGGTTTTCATTGCTTTGCCCTTTCCCATGGAAATGTGATTTTATCTTGCGCAACATCAAAATCATTTAACGCGCGCAAGTAAAGTTTTTCCAACCTTTTATATTCCGCCGAATTTTTTCCGGCCGCACAATTGCGCAATTCAAATGCATAACGTCGCATTCGCTCGCTAGCATAAAATGCCTTTTGTGTATTTCGGACGATTATATCCATCACCAGGCGTCCTTGCGTTCTAGCCAATAGCGATCGTGATAATGAACCGAATTCCATATGGTTTTCCGCCCATTGGCTCAATTCTCGTTCAATTTTGCTTTGTTCCTCAGAAAAACAGATTCGCGCTATTATGGAAGCTTTGAAGGGATTCCATTTTAAAATCACCCCTTGATAAGCCGCATATGCGAGCGGATTGCTTTTTGGCGGCAATTTTTTTAAACGGCCGCGATTTTTTCCTTTCGTGGCGATACATTCCAAAAAATATTGCCGGGCGATCGGCGATAATTCCGCCAATGCTTCCATTGCTTCAGGCGTTAATTCTGATTCAATCGTTTTCATTTTAGAGCCCTTCCATCATTGCAATATCACCAACAGGAACAACCACATATTCATACCCCATGGAATCGGCATAATCATCATTTAAGAGATTTGCATTCGATACCGCATGCCTTTCGCTATCATAGCGATCGATTATTTCGCCGGTTTGTATTTCAATGACGTACCACATGATTCTGTTTCCCTTGCGTTTCATTTGCATATTGATAATGGTCTATCATCGCTATGCGGCCAATGTGTCAAATTGTCGCATATCGTGAATCCATACCACAAATCCAGAATTATCATTTTTTGCGATTTTGCCTTTTGGGGAAAGTCCAATAATGCGGCCTGGACCTATTCCACGCATATCATCATCTAAAAAACGCAAATCCGATTTATCGCCGTTTAAAACAGTAAAGCCTTGAAAATATTGAGGAATAAACGGAACATATTTGTGCAATGTTAATATTTTTCCGGTTTTTTTGCGTTTGCGACGTTCCCTGCCGCCAAAACAAATTGCGACATTGCCGCCCATTGCCAATATCTTTAAACATTGTACCCAATTGCGGCCAGAATAGCTGAACGTCAAATGATAATTTGCTGGCGTTTTTTTCTGGCAAAATTCTACCATCCGCGCGAATGATTTTGTGTATTCAACTATTTGCAAATCAGGAAATTGGCGGACCAGGGGCAATTCGCCCGGCACATGGACCCGAAGCCAATCAATATCAGTGCTACCGTTCAATCGCGCGACGGGGATCATGCATTTTTTATGTGCCTCTTGAATCAAATGTTCCATCGCTTTTTTCAGCAGTGCCATATATGCGGCGCGATCGCGCATAAATTGCCTTGCTTTATTTATTCGGCTTTGCAAAACACTAGGATAGAACGCAACCATCCCGGCCGTTTTGCCCAAACATATTTCAACACATTCGTCACTTGCGTCCGGGCATAGATTGCCGACGCCAGCCAAACTATGCGGCGCCATATAATGTATCCCGTTTAAATAACCATAAGATTGCGACAATGCGGCTTTGTGACTTGTGATTGATAGCAATTTCCGAAAATCCGTTTTCATTTCGTTACCTTTCTATGTGATGCATTTCACTTGTACATATTGCGGCCGTTTGGCCTGGCGCCCAATGTGACAAATTGACGCACCCAAAAAATGTTTTTCATGCGACAGAATGTCACATTCCCAGGCGATCGGCATTTGGCGCAGAGTGCATTTTCGAAAATGAACCAGGAAAATTAAAAAAACATTAACCCCAACCCCAACCCCAACCCCAACCATCAACCTCAACCCCAACCATCAACCCGGAGCAACCCATGGAACTGACGATATCAATAGAAGAATATGAGCATGGCGGCCGCCTCTACTGTGGCGACCTTTACGTTCGATATACTCATGACAAGCGTGACAATAGCTACGATTGGCAGCCAACCCTACTGCGACTGGCCAAGCTAGACGATAAAGTTGATTGGTCTAACGATGACAACCTCGAAACGATCGACCTGAAATCGGAAATGGCCAAAAACCTTTTTGAGGGATGGTCATCATATATTTTGGATTGCTGCGCAGATGACAACCGGTGGAGATAACCAATGATAACTGCACAATAAAAAACCACCCCTACCACATAACAGGAGAACCACATGCCGACGTATCTTTTCACTGTGTCTTTTGAAGCGCGAACAATTGGAATAAGTACTGTCACGGTGATCGCGGATAGTGAGACAGAGGCACGCGAGAAGTTATCCGACAACGAATGCGGATTGCAGGAGGTGAAGGAAGAATACTACGAGGAATTAAGTTACAACCACACCGATGCAATCTTGTCGGAGGTAACACCATGAATCGCCATGTCTGAAATGCGCAATATAGCGCGCGTTGCCGATCTTTATGTAGACAGTAAGCAGAGCAGAAAGGAACACAATGGCAAAGCTTAAAACATACAGGGCAGAAGGTTTTCAAAAGGTTAGGGCCCAGAATGCTCTGGCGGCCGCCCGTATATTCTGCGATCGTCAGGCCCGGAAAATCTATGGATCATCCGGCAGGGTTAAGCATGTCAAGAAAAATGAAATCAGCCTAAGAAACGGAGAAATGCTGTTTGTTGCGACGATCCAGCCACGAGACCTGAAGCCTGACTATGATGACTCGATGGAAAGGGCAAAGGGCTGGAATTTCGTCATCTACGTCAGGAAGGATAAAGATTGAGTAAAATATTTAATTTTTTTCTCATCCTGATGAAGATATGCCTGTTTTTGCTCCTGTGGTTTATTTGGTACCTCATAAAACCAGAACAAAATCAAAGGCATCAATGAAGAATAGCGGCGCTTTTCAAAGCGCCGTTTTCTTTTGAACTCAAATCACGATTTCGGTCCCGTAGCATGTTTAAAATGACAAACTGTCGCAATGGTCATCATTGAAGTCGGCAAGTCGCGGGATCTTAATTTCAACGTCAAACTGATTGCGGACGACCATCCGGTGCGCCAGCGCAAACGCTTTGGCTTGCCCATGATAGTTTTTATCGTTGTCCGAAAATATAATCAGGCGTTCGATCCCGTTTGGCGGTTCGAAGTGAGCAAGACAATTGGCGTTCACGGCCGCCCAGACCGGCACGTCGAACATTTGCCGTGCGCTCAGGCTGGTCTCTATCCCCTCTGCGATGCCTAGAACAGGTCCGGACTCATCTATCGGTATCGCGCATCCTGGCGGAAGCTTACCCTTAAGCACACGCTTTCGAACCGTGACCGGCGCAGCGCAACCATCTGGCGTCAGGTAGGTTAAATGCAGATTTACCGCACGGCCGCCAAGAGCAATCTTGGTCACCATGCCAGGGAAATACTGGTCAGCTTCAGGATGCCACAACCTGTCATGCTCATAGAGCCGCTTCGGGAGCTGCGTGATGCCGGTCCGCCTCTTGATGTACGTTTCCACCGGGCCGCC